TCTCTCTCACTATTTTCTGTAGTGACAGCAACTCATTTACTTTCATTTATCCTCCTTAAAAAACTAAATAGACAGGCAGATATCTCTTTCTAACTAAAAACTTTCTACAGTTTTTCCATTCTCATTTAAAATATAAACAGAACTATTTGTTTCAAGTATATGTATCTGTTCACTTTCTACATCACCATGTTGGAGAAGGATAAGAACTGTTTTCCATTGATTATTATCTCCTATATTCTCTATCTTCTCATGGGGAGAACCTTCTCCCCAAGGAGACTTGTTTGCTCTGTCCCAAGCCCACTCAACCTTCCTTACATTACTTCTTACTACCCATGTTCCTCTATCTGTAAAATACTTTACCATCATAATGTCTTTCTCCTTTTCTTTCTTTTTTTGCCTGTCTATCTATTTAATGTTTTTATGAATACTTACTCACTTTGGGTAAAAATCCAGCTTCTACTTCATTCCAAATTCTTATGGTCACTTCCCTTACTTTTTTCTGAGCTTCCTCATTCTTTCCTACAGTTATTTCTTCAGCATAATCTTTAATATCTTTGGCTTCTACACCTATCTCGTCAAGACCACCACTTACACTCTTTAACCAATCAAGACAAGCAAACATATCATCAATACCATAATTAAATATTACAGGAAAATTACAATCTCTAAATGGAAGTCCTATTTTATTCTTTTTACACATAGCATTTACTAAAATACCATATACCTTGTCAATCTTTCTGATAGTTCTCTCAAGTTGTTTTTTCTGAGTTAACCATAATCTTTGAGAAGCATAAAATCTTAAAGCATTCCCACCACTAACTGTATGTTTAGGGCCATACCCACCCACATTATCTCTGATTTGAGAAACAATCATAAGATGAAGATTTGATTCTTCAACTCTACCATTAATTTTTGTTATAAGAGAATTAATCAATTTAGCTCTTTGTGCGGCATCATACCCTGCTGATAACTCTCCATCTTCTCCTTCTGGAAGTAAACCATCTAAAGTATCTAAAACATACAAACCAGCAACATCATCTTTCGATGCCATTTCAGTAGCTTCAAGCATCAGTTCATATGTTTTATTTATTCCTCTTACATCATCAATCACAAATGTTCTTTCATCATTGGGTAATCCTATTACCATAGCATAATCAACATCAAAAGATGCCTCTGCATCTTGATACCAAATCAAACCATCTGGAAATTTCTTCCTAAAATTAGCCATTACCTCAATTGATAAACCAGTTTTGTTTGTGGATGAATCACCAATTATATTAGATATCCTTCCCATAGGGTATCCACCACCTAGAACACAATCTAAAACTGTACAGCCACTTGGTATAAAAATATATTCATCACTTTCTATAAAGTAATTACCTATTTTCTTTTCTTCTTTTTTAGTTCTAGCCATTACTTTTTCCTTCTCTTTCAAAATCTATATCTGGTATAATTGTTTGTGGACGAAAAATAACTTTATAATGATAAACATTTACAGGAGCTTCTTTTAATTGTTCAGCAAAATATGTAACATTATCAGAAAGACCAAGATAATGCTTCTTATACTCCGTATTTGATGTCTTACACGTTACTGTAACAACCCTTTCACCAGACCTTATTTCAAGAGAACATCGGCCTTCTATTGAAAGAAGATATTCTTTTTGAATAGAGTTATAAAAAATAATACGGCGTTCTATCTGGAATTGTTCTGCTGCAACAGAAAGATTTCGTGAAGCCACATCTGCTTCTCTACTACACCCAATAAAGGATAAAGCAATATAACTTATTACAAATAACATCAATAACCATTTAACTGAAATTTTCATTTATTTCATTACTCCTTATTATTTCTCTTCATCTTCAGGATGACTCCCTCTAATCCTATCTTCTAGAATAGCTAAATAACCAATAGCATCTCTAGCATTATCTCTTTTACTTTTTTGCCCTAACATTCTTGCATGTTTAAGAAGAGACATCATGATAGCAACATCTTCAGAATCAAGTGATTCTCCAAAGTTATATTTATAAATCATATACACTGTCCAAAATGCTGCTACAATAGCAAAACTATCTTCAGGATTTCCATATTCATCTTGTCTACCACCATTAATTACATCATCAGCTTCTTTCAAGATATTCTGTTTTATATTCTTTTCCATTAGTACCTCTTTGGTGGGTAGGGATGGATTTGAACCACCGTGCTTTTTGGGAACGGTTTTACAGACCGTCTCCTTCAACCAAACTCGGACACCTACCCATTTTAATTTTTATTCTTTCTTAAGTGATTCGATCTTTCTTCTCATTTCTTCTATACCAGTAAGAGGTTTTTCTGGTTCTTTCAAACCTTTCTTACTAGCTATTAGACCAACTAATGCTTCCTTGGAAAGGCTTCTTACTTCTCTACTTTTCATTCCTAATTCATCTATTGCCACATCTTCTAAATCTTCTCTTTCCATTTTTTCCAAATCACCATATTTAGTAGGAACTAAGTCTTCGATTGGGTTTGGAAAATCTTCTTTAACAGTCTTTTCTACTACTTCTTTTTTAACAGTCTCAGGTTCCTTTTCAATATTAACTGGATTAAAAGTTGTAGTGACTCTTCCTTCAAAGACATCTTTAATTTCATCATATTCTTTAAAGTTAAGAATTTCAGGAATTGGGTTTTCAGTTATGAACTGTAGCACTGCATCCATCTTTTCTTTATCAGTAAAAATAGGTCTTTCATACCTAGAAATTTTCTCACCTTCATATGTATAAGGAATACTATCAGTTCCTAGTCCTCTCTTGGTTTCAAAAGAAACGTCATACCCTCTTTCTGGATGATCAATTTTTAGTACTTTACCACTATCTTCATCATTAGCTTGGAATGCTAGATTCCTATCTAAACCTACAGGAAGTGTCCAAGCTTTTACAGCCACAGTCTCTTCATCATCATCTCTGTCTATTAGGTAGACAATAACTTTTCTGGTTGCTTTTATTTGTTTTACATACTCTTTGTCATCTTTATGTGCTGCAATCTGTTCACAAATAGGACATTTACCACCTTTTGTAAGCTTATTACAAATAAAAGATGATTTAAAATCTCCTGCTCCTATGTTATAGTGTACCCATACTTCAAGACCATAATGTTGTGGGTTATCCCAAGTAGGAGGGAGGATTCTAATTTTGTTAGTACGATTCTGCTTTCCTTTTTCTTCAGAAAGATGTGGCTTAAAAACATTGACATCTGCTTTAAAAATTGAGTTACTTTTGACAAAACCTTTATCTTCAACTCTCTTTCTTAAAAGGTCATCGTCACGATCTTGATATACAAAAGTTCTACCTTCTCCCATTTTTTACTCCTCTCTCATTCTTTTTTTAATATCTTCATATCTTATGTTTACATCTGGACTAGAGTAAAGTCCACTTCCTCTTATCCTTGATAATTCTTTCAGACACTCAGTTCTAGCCTGAAAAGCTTCTCTTTTACTCCACCATTCATCAGCGTCTTTCTTAGCTTCTAAATATGCTTGAGTAGCTTTTTGATACTCAACACTAGCATCTGCTATTGTTTCAGAGACTTTATCAGAAGGTGTTTTACCATTTGCATCAGAACTTGACTTGGCTTTCAAAAACTCTTCAGCCCAAACCCTATCTTTAACTTCTTTTAACATATCCCTTATACTCATTTTTCTAGCACTTACATCAGCTATTGCCATATAAAGTTCTGGCTGAAATTCAAGTTCAGTTTCTAAATTAGCTCTGTTGATAACAATTAATTTTTCCGTCTCTTCTAAAGACCTAATCTCCTTCATTTTTTATAATTCCTCCAATTCTTTTTTTAAAAGATCATACCTTTTTTCTAGTTCATTTTTAATTGTAATCACAATAAGTGTTTTAAATTCTTTATCTGTTGACCTAACAGTTAATGAATTAGCAAGATAATCCCCATCATAAACAGAAACTATTAATTCATTATTTAGGGATGTTAAAAACTCATTAATTTTCTCAATCTCACCTTTTACTTTAACAACTTGATCATATAATTCTATGCCCTTGCCCATACTCTCAAAATTCATATAATATATTTTCTCCTTTTGGCATTTTTGTTGCCCCTCTATATATAATATAGTCGGGTTTGATTAAACATTCTTATTTTTTTTGCCCTCTTTGGAAAATAATTTCAAATACAGATAACATAAGATTTGAAAACCCGGTAGAAGGGGTGTAGTCTTTATTAAAGACTTCAAGCACACCTAGAAAAAACACTAAGTCATTTGTATTTCTAGCTTTCAGCACACAAGCATCAAAATATTTCATAATTTGTATTCTTGTAGATTCTGGATTAAGTTCTTTCAATATAGAAAGTATATTTATTGCTTTTATTGCGTTCTGAGAGACTTCCCCTTTTCTTGACTCTATGAGTAACCTACATAAATCTATGACTTCTACACGCTTCTGAGACGATCTGAGAAGGTCTACAGCTTCCATGTAAGTCTTACACCCTATAACTTCAGAAAGATATGTTAAAGCTAATCTTGGGGAGCCATTACTCTCTTGAATAATAAGTTTTATTAGTTCTTGATCTAGCTTCACCCCTGTTTCTTGTTCAGATACAAACTCGACCAGCATTTGCAATGTCGTACTTTCCACATCTTTCAGTTTGTACCCATGACTTCTAGTTCTTAAAGCTGCTGGTACTTTTTTAGACTCAGTGGTGCAAAAGCAGAAGTATAAGTGATCTGGAGGTTCTTCAGTTATTTTAAGCCAACTGCTCCATGCCACAGGAGACAAATGTTGGCATTCATCCATTATCAAACATTTATTACCTGAATTAGATACCATTGATCTATATTTTAAACCATTAGCTATTTCTCTCATATCATCAACACCACTATGAGTGGCACCATCAATTTCAATAATCTCACCATCTACCATAGAACCTATGATTCTTGAGAGAGTAGTTTTACCCACACCAGTATTACCTTCAAATAAAAAACAGTGGGGTACTCTATTTCTAGAAAACAAATTTTCTATAGATGACACTATGGAATCTTGCCCAAGTACCTGAGAAAGTGTCCGTGGCCTATATTTGTTAATTATTGTATCAGAATCCTGCATTGTACCTCCTTAATATTATTGGTATAAAAAAATATTTAAAAATAATTGAAAAAAAAGCAAGAAAGTATGATCAAACTAGACTATATTATTAATATAAGGACATAAAAAAACCCGTTGGGTGCTATATACAATTTTTTTATTATATAGAATATATAATATAAAATTTATTATTATAATATATTTTTTAAAATATTTTAATTTTTTATTTTTTAAATATTTTTTTATAAATTTATAATTTTTTAAGTTCATTGATCATCACCTCTTCGGAGCCTTCAATCCTTCTTTTCCTTTACACTCATTACATATCCCATATAGTAAAGGTTTCGTTTCTGTTGATTTAATCATGCACGGACATTGAGAAATTGTCTTATAACACCAGATACAAACTTCCTTAAAATGGGTACACTCACTTATCATGTTGCCCCCTCTTAATATGAGATAGCAGTTCTTTAAGAGTGCTAAAGTGTTTTCCACATGAACATTTTTCATCTGAAAGACCATAATCTATTGGTCTGGAACTTTCCCA